GGCGGCACTATCGCTGCAGGTTCCTGCGGCAACGGTTGAGGCGGCTGATTTGGCTGCCCTCATCGGGAATCTCTACGGTCTGAGCTTCAATACTCTGACCGCGAAGGTTCCTGACACCACCGTGATTTCCGAGCTTCTGTTCGGAATTACGCAGGCCTACTAGGATGCACAAGGCGGGGGAACTCCTTCCCTCGCTCTGTCGGTTGGGACTCCCAGTTTCAACTGACGAAGTCCGTCACCTAGATGGTACTACAGGCGCGATGAATGTTGCCCAAATCGCAATGTTGATCACGACTTGGTGCTGTCTGCTCGTCGATAGCCCTCTTGAACGTTCCCGACATCAGGAGAAACCCGATAGGGTTATCCTTAAGTTTAAGCACTGGCTCATTTCTGGGCCTATCCTTAAACGTGTCAGGGACCTCTCCGACCTTTCGGACCTCATACTCGAGTCGAGTGTGAGGACCTCGGAATTCACCAAAACTGGTGAATTTATAGAGCCTATGAAGGACACTCCCATTTTCAGGGAGTACCTGCATTGGTTACGTACCGGAGATCCGCTTACCTTGCAGTACATCTTAACATTCCTCCGTTGGGGGAAGAAGATGGACTATGAGGATCCAGCAATGGATGCCACCGCCTTTCGCGGTTGGCTCGCGGTAGAGAAGAAGCTATCCGATCATAAGTTCGATGATGACCTCATCGCAGACATGCGACTGGTTCTCAACGGACTCATCGGGGATTACAACACCGACTATCGCCTTCTCCCGAAATTCGGGCCGGGCGCGGTGTGTGAACCTGGTGTTCGCGGCGACATACGGAAAAGTAACTCTCTCCGGTTCGACGCGAAGATTGATCGACTCTTCTTCAGGTCCCCTCAACTGGTAACGAGGGGATCGGAGGAAGATGGGTTCACTGTCTCTTGGGCCCACCCGGACCCGGAACAGTGGACACGACGGGATCAGCCGAGTGCTGATTACAGCAAGTTGCTCTTCGTGCCTAAGGACGTATCAAAATCCAGGTCTATCTGTATGGAGCCCAATACATATCAATGGGCCCAACAGGCAGTCCTGGACAACATCCTTAAGTACTTCAGGGCAGGTCCGATGAGGGATATTAGTCGCCTCGAAGATCAGGGTCGCAATCGAGCTCTTGCTGAGTTCGGTAGCGCTACCGGTGAAATCGATACGATTGATCTCTCGTCGGCATCCGACTCTGTGAGTCTAGAGCTGGTGAAGAGGACGTTTCCTCGACGCCTACTTTATGCTCTCCTGGCAACTCGATCATCAAAGGTCGAGCTGCCGAGCGGCGAACGAATTGGTGTGAAGAAGTTTGCACCGATGGGATCTGCAGTGTGTTTTCCAACACAGTGCTTGATCTTCGCTGCAGTGTCGGTCCTCGCTGCGATGCAGGAGGCTGAGGGAATGCCAGTGGAACAGACATCCCGTGTTTCGGGTAAATGGTTCCTCCACTTCGGCGATAGTCTGCGACGTTTGTTCGCGGGCGAGCCGGGATACCATTATCTTACGGGAAAGTTCCAACCATTGGCGGTTTACGGCGATGACATTGCCGTAGACACTCGTCTAACGACGAGAGTTGTCCACCTGCTCACCTCACTCGGTTTCTCCGTCAATAAGGAGAAATCGTTTAAGGGTGGTCAGTCCTTCCGTGAATCGTGCGGAGGGTACTACTACGATGGTGAGGATGTCACACCAATCCGTTACTCTGTGAAGAGGAATGGAAAGGGGTCCTTTGCAGGACATGTGGCATCGGTTGTCTCCTTGGCTAACCGCCTCGGGGACAGGGGATTCCTTACAACGAGGAGTTTCCTGATCAGGTATACTCTTAGTATCGCAAAGCATATCCGCTTCACCAATAACCGAGAGATTGCCCTTGGGATCTATACTAACGACCCCAGGAACGATCATCTCGATCATTGCTATGATGTGGACTACCAGCGAGAGGAGATATCCTGTTCAACCCTATCTTATGAAGGCACCCGGAAACCCCGTAAGCATGAAGTTGAAGCTTACGAGAAGTACAGGTACCTAAGATGGTGGGCAAGTCGTGCGGGG